TCAGAGTGAGACGGAAAAGCGAATATGCCTGAGAAACGAGGCCGCCCCGCCACCGAGCTCGGCCGGGCGCAAGCCTCGCGCGTGCGGGCGCTGGCGCTGCTGCGCTGGATTCAGGTGCGCGAGAAGCGCCGCGAATGGAATCGCATCGTGGACGCCGGCATGGCCGCGGCGCTGGCGCTGACGCGCGACCGGCTGCTGGCGATCCCCGATAGAATCTCGACGCTCACGTCGGAGGAGCGTCAGACGCTGCGGAATGAGCTCACGGACGCCTTGGAGGCCTGGAGCCATGCCGAACTCCCATCCGAACGTTTCTAGCGAATCTGGAGCCTCCTGGCGAAGGGTACGGGGCATTCTACGGCCGCCCCTGCCCCTGACGATCAGCCAGTGGGCCGACCGCCATCGCGTGCTGGGGCCGAGTTCGCCCATGCCGGGGGTCTGGCGCACGGATGTGGCGCCGTTTCTCAGGGAAATCATGGACTGTCTCAGTCCCGATTCCGGCGTGCAGCTGACCGTGGTCATGAAGCCGGTGCAGGTGGGCTGCACGGAAATCCTGCTCAACGCCGCCGCGTACTATCTGGCCCACGCGCCGGCGACGGTGATGATCGTCGAGCCAAATCAGGACATGAGTAAGCGGCTCAGCCGCCAGCGCGTGGAGCCGATGATCGCGCTATGCGCGCCGCTCAAGGCGTTGATCGCGACGCGCCGCAGCAAGGGCGGCAACGAAGCGTTCCTCAAAGTCTCGCGCGTGGGCGGGACGCTGGTGATAGCTTCGGCGCGATCCGCCGCGGGCCTGCGTTCGCTGCCCGCCCGCGTGGTGCTCTGCGATGAAGTCGATTCGTACCTGACCGATCTGGGCGAGGGCAACCCGTTCGACCTGGCCGCGGCGCGGGCCACCACCTTCGGCTCTCAGAAGCGCATCGCGGCCATCAGCACGCCCACCTATGCCGGCCAGAGCCTCATCGAGAGGCTGTACCACGAGTCCGATCAGCGCAAGTGGTTCGTGCCATGCCCGATGTGCGGGTTTCAGCAGACGCTGGAGTGGGAAAACCTGCGCTGGGAACTTGGGGAAAATTTTCCCCAAGTGCGCTACCGCTGCGTGAGCTGCAATCGCGAGATCGACGAGTCCCACAAGGCAGTCATGGTCAACCATGGCACCTGGAAACCGACCGCGCCAAATTCCGCAGAATTATGCGGCATTTCCCGCGGCTACCACTTCAATGCGCTTATCAGCCCCTGGCTGCGCTGGAGCGAGCTGGTGCGCCAGTACGAGGCCGCAGTCACGCCCGAGCAGAAGAAATCCTTCACGAACCTGGTGCTGGCGCTGCCCTGGCAGGAGACGGTGCAGCCGGTGCCCGAGGCCACAGCGTTGATGCTGCGCAGCGAACCGTACTCGGAGGGAACCGTGCCCGCGGGCGGATGCTTTCTCACGGCCGGCGCGGACGTGCAGAGCGATCGCGTGGAGTGCGAAATCGTCGCCTGGGGAAAGGATTTTGAATCGTGGAGCGTGGCGTATCACGCCATTCACGGGGATATCAGCCAACCGGACATCTGGAACCGCCTGGACGAGCTGCTGGCGCGTTCCTGGCCGCATGCGAGCGGCATGCCGATGCAGATTCAGTGCACGTGCGTGGATGCGAGTTTCGCGGGCGCGGAAGTGCTCGCATTCACCACTAAGCGCCACGGCCAGCGCATCTACGGCGTGAAGGGACTGTCCGCGGCCTTCGGCAAGCCCATCTGGCCGCGCCGCGCCAGTTACGACCGCAACAAGCTGCCGCTGTATCTGGTGTCGAGCGATGAAGCCAAGCTCTGGGTAGCGTCCCGCATGCGGATCGACAAGCCAGGAGCCGGCTACATGCATACGCCCATCAGCCGGCCGCGCGACTGGTACGAGCAACTCACCGTCGAGAAGCTCGTGCTGGTGAAGGGCCAGCGCAAATGGGTGAACGCGCTGCGCGCCCGAAACGAGGCTTGCGACGGCCGCGCGCTGGCCGTGTGCGCGCTGCACGCGCGCCTTTTGAGCGGCTTGGACTTAAATCAATACTGCCATCAGTTCGCGGCCATGCTGGCGCCGCCGGTGATTTCATCCATTGCGGATGGAGTTTCTGGACACGATGTCCAGAAACCGCAACCCAGGCCCAACGGCGCGCCCGCGGTGACGCGCTCGCAGTGGATGGATTTCTGACGGCGTATAATAATCACGCCGGCGCGCACCGCGGTTTTAACCAACAACTGGGGCCAGTCTCCCTTTTGGCGCGCGCCGGAGTTATATACTGACCGTGATCCTCCCGGACCTGCGGGTCCCCGGCGGCAAGGAGCAGTTCATGACCGACGCCAGAGCCCGCACCGACGATAGCGTGGTTCTTTGCGTCAACCTGAGCGCGCGGCGGAATACGCTGCATCTGCTTTCGTACCGCGTGGACTCCAAAGAAGCCTTCGCCATCGCGGACGAAATCGACCAGCTCGTTCGGAAAATTCTGGAGAGGAAATGGCCCAACTGCGACCCATGACCGGCGTGCTGCGGGTGAGCGCGGCACAAACGCCAGACGGCGACCGGCAGGTGATGACGATCCTGCCCAATGGCGCACAGTTTTTCCTGCCGCCGGCCGAGGCGTTGACGTATGCTTTCGCGCTGCTCACGGTGGCGCGCGACGTATTCCCGACCAAGGAATCGCTGGACGCCGCCGTGCCGGCGGCTTACGATCGCGTCGACGAGCTGCTGACCCGCTCCTCGCGGAAGGAACTGCAATGAGCGCGCCCGCGAGCGTCGAGCGGGTGGCGATCGCCGTCGCCGTCGACCGCGAGGCCGACCGCGTAATCTACAAATTCGGCGGGCAGTCGTTCGGGCTGACGGTCGAGTACGCCATGATTCTGGTCGACCAATCCCTGCGCGCGATCGAAGTCCTGCGACCGAGAACAGCGCCCGGAGTAGTGCAATGAACCTAACCGCTCCATTGCGGCGCGCTGGCCTGATCCTTCGGCAGACCTGGGACCTGTGGACCGGTACGAGCGTGGCCTCATCGACCGCGCTGCTGGCCTGGGATGCGGCCAAAACCGGTGACCGGCTGAAACGCTGGTATCCGCCATCGACAGATTTCTCCTCGTTCCTGAATCCGTATCTGGTGAAGTGGCGCGCGCGCGATAGCGACCGCAATAACGCCTGGGCGCGCCGCGCCATCAACCTGCTGACCGATTACGTCATCGGCACGGGCCTGAAGCCCATGGTGAGCTTGCCCGATATTACGCTCCGCGGGCGCGTCAACCGCCTCTGGAACACATGGTCCGATCAAGCCGACTGGATCGGCCGCAATAGCTTCTACGGGCTGCAAAAGGCGGCATTCCGCGCCTGTCTGGTGGATGGCGAGGTGATCGCAGTCCTGCGGCCGGGACCGGCGTTAGAGGTGCAGCTACTGGCTAGCGAATTCCTGGCGCGCGAGCGAGACAACGGCGTCGATATCGGCGGCGGAATTCAGTACAACGAGAACGGGCAGCGTCTGGGTTATTGGCTGTACAAGAAAGTGCCTTCCCAGGCGTTGAATCCCATCAGCGAGTTCGTGCCTGCGGATCGCGTGATTCATCTGTTCTGGCCCGAGCAGCCGGGATTTGAGCGCGGCGTTTCCTGGCTTGCGCCCGCACTCGTCCCGCTGTACGAGCTGCAGACGTTCATGGAAACCTCGCTGGTACGCGCGCGCACGGGTTCGCTGTTCGCAGGTTTCATCCGCTCGGCCGATGGCAGGCCGTTCCTCGTCAATGATCAGGGCGACACTACGTTTGAGCCGGGATCGATGGCGCGCCTGCGTCCCGGCGATGAAATTCAGTTCTCCACGCCGCCCGACCCGTCGATGGGCTATCAGCCCTTCATCTCGACGCAGCTCCGCGCCATCGCGAGCGCACTCGGACTGCCCTATGAGCTGTTGAGCGGCGACTTGTCGAATGTCACCTTCGCCAGCGGCCGTCATTCGCTGCTGGCGTTTGAGAAGACCACCGAGGCGCTGGTGCAGATGGTCGCCTACCAGTTCTGCCGGCCGGTGTGGAACTGGTGGGTGCGCCTCGCCGTCGCGACGGGCGAGCTGCCCGAGGAGCTGCTGGCCGCGCCCGTCCGCTGGATCGCGCCCGAATTCCCGACGCTCGACAGCCGGATGACTACCAATGCGACCGTGCAGAAGATCCGCGCTGGGCTGATGTCGCGCTCGGAGGCCGTGAGCGGGACCGGCGCCGACCCGGAGGGCGTGGACGAGCAGATCGCCGCCGACAACGCGCGCGCCGACCGGCTGGGGCTGACCTTCGACAGCGATCCGCGGAAAACCACTTTGCAGGGGCAGGAGCAACCGAATGCCACAACCACCGTCCAGTGAGATCCTCACCCGGCAGGCTCTGTTCCAGCCGTCGAGCTACAACGCCGAAACGCACTCGGTGGACACCGTGTTTAGCACAGGAGCTCCTGTCGTCCGCAGAGATTTCCAGGGGAATTACACCGAGACGCTCGATATGTCGCCCGAGGCATGTGATCTGGGCGAGTTCGTCAACGGGCCGGTGTTGAACAGCCACGACCGCTTTGACGTGCGCTCGGTGTTGGGGGTCGTCGAGAGCGCCACCGTGGACGGGCAGCGCGGCCTGGCGCGTCTGCGCTTCGGCCAACGGGCATCTGACCAAGGCATCGAGGCCGACGTGGCCAACGGCATCCTGCGCTCGGTGAGCGTGGGATATACCGTGCAACGCTACGACACCACCAAAGACTCGAGCGGCGCGCGCACCAAGGTGGCCCGCAAATGGAAGCCGCTCGAGGTGTCCCTGGTTTCGATTCCATCGGATAGCGGCGCGAGGATTCGCAGCATGGAAGGAGTGCATATGGATGAAGATTTGGTGGCCCGGATCCGAGCCAGTGGCGCGCTGCTCGGCATCGGCACGGATGTGGTCGACGGGCTGGTGACGCGCGAGGGCATCACGCTGGAAACGGCGCGTAGCGAGCTGCTCACCCACTTGCAACGTTCCGCTCCGCGCATCGACGCGCGCACTTCGGTCGAGATCACGCGCGACGAAAACGACGGCTTCGTGGATCGCGCGCTCAACGCCATCGCGCACCGCGTCGCGCCGGGGAAGGTCAAACTGGAGGACGCGGCGCGTCCATGGATCGGTCGCCGCCTGGCCGACATCGGGCGCGAGATGCTGCGCATGAGCGGCGCGTCCACGCTCGGCGGCGATAACGAGATTTTCCTGCGCTGGGGCGCGCTGCATACCACAAGCGATTTCGGCAATTTCCTGGCCCAGTTGTTCAACAAGCAGCTGCTGCCCGTGTTCCTGCTTGCGCCATCCGGCCTCAAAGAAGTCACCAGACGTTCGACGGCCAACGATTTCCGCAACAAAAACGTGTACCGCAATTCGCCCATGGGCAAGCTCATGCCACTCAATGAGCACGGCGAATTCCAGCGCACCTCGCGGGCGGACGTGAAGCCCGAGAGCTACCGGGTCGAATCGTTCGCCGCCGTGTTCGGAATCAGCCGGCAGAGCCTGGTGAACGACGACATGGGCGTGTTCACCGACATCGCGCAGCAACTGGCCATTCAGTCGATGGAGTTTGAGAATAGCCAACTCGCGAATCTGCTGGTGGCGAATCCGCTGATGTCGGACGGCTACGCACTGTTTTCCGCGGCGCACGGCAACCTCGCGGCGACGGCCATCGCGGTCGGTGAACCCGGCTTAACCGCGGCGCGCCTCGCCATGCGCTTGCAGACGAACCAGAACGGCCAGCCCATCAACATCAGGCCGATGTTCCTGCTGACCTCGGCGGCGCAAGAAACGGCAGCGAAGAAGGCCCTGTCGGCCATCTATCCGACACAAACAAATTTTGTGAACGTTTTTACGGACTTCGTGCAGTTGGTGATCGATCCGCGCCTCGATCTGCTGGGGCAGACGACCGCATGGTATCTGTTCGCCGACACGGGCTATGCGCCGGTGCTGGAAGACAGCTACTTGAGCGGCTATGAAGGCCCGCGCGTGTTTGTGCGTGTCGGCTTTCAGGGCGGCAGCAACCTCGACGGAGTCGAAACCTTGTGCCAGCTCGATTACGGTGTGGGCGCGATCGGCTGGCTGGGCGCCTACAAAAATCCGGGAGCCTGACTATGACGGATTTCGATCAGTTGTATCAGCAGGTGCTCACTCATTTGGGCGGGCCCGTCGAAGTCGAAACGCCGCAGCTCGGCCGCGCCACGTTTCCGCGTCCGAACGAGTTGTACGCGGCGCTGAATTACCTGCGCCTCGCCGAGGCGCAAGCGTATGGCGCGCCGGCCGCGGGCGTGATTACCATCGGCTACGATCGCGGGCTCGGCCCGGGACGAGGAGGATATGCATGAGAAATTTCGTTCAGCCTGGACAATTCGGACTCACCGTCATCGCGCCCGCCGGAGGCGTAATATCGGGACAAATCGTCATCATCGGGGCGATCGTGGGCGTGGCCGCGTCGACGGTTGCGGCCGGTGCCAAAGTCGAAATCTCTCCCACCGGCGTGTTCGACCTTGCCAAGACCCCCGCCGACGCGCTGACGGCAGGTGCCGTGGCCAAGGTGGATCCGGCAACCAAGCTGGTAGGCCTCGCCGGAACGGCCGCGATCGGCTGGGTGGTTCAGGATGCTGCTGCGGGCTCGGCTACCGCGCGCGTGCGGCTGACTCCGGCCGTGGCCGGCACGC